CGTAGTTCGCGTAGCCTATCCTTAAAAATGAAAGAGGATTCTGATGCCATAGCAAATAATAGGCCTGTGGGACCTACTGGGCCATCAAAAGAATTGCTTGATAGGAGAAATATAATGTTTGCTTATTTGGGAATAAATTATATATTTTTATGCGAGAATATAATACCTAATATTGAGAAGAAGCAATCGAATATCTTTCAAAAGGCTATTCCTTCTGTATGCTATATTAGCACAGAATATACTGGAATGGCTGATAAATACAATCTAAATAAGGAGGATTTGCCCAAAGGCGTTGGTACAGGATTTGTATGGGATAAAAAAGGGCATATTGTAACAAATTTTCATGTTATAAACAAGGTCGATAATGCTATAATTACCATTACTGATAAAAATAATGTTAAGAAAAATTATAAAGCTAAATTGACTGGAATCGACCCTGATTTAGACATTGCTGTTCTAAAAATAGATATAGATAAATCCGATGATCTTCAAGTTATTACTTATAATAAGGATATCAAACCTATTATTGGCGAATATGCATATGCGATAGGAAATCCATTTGGTCAGGATCATTCTTTTACGTCTGGTATAATTTCGGCTAATAATCGCGAAATAACAGCTCCTACGGGACGCAAGATATACAACGTTATTCAAACGGACGCAGCAATAAACCCCGGAAATAGCGGCGGACCTCTATTGAATAGCAAAGGAGAATTGATTGGTATCAACACGGCTTCTCTCGGTAATGGTGTATCTTCTGGAATTGGATTTACTATACCTATTACAAATGCTGTAAAATCTATAACGGATATAATAGATACGGGATATGTTAAAAAAGCTATTTTAGGTATCTCATATATGGAAAGAAATCCCTCTGTATTAGAATCGGAAAAAAGCGGAATCCCTATAATTTCAAAAGGATTATTGGTTCTTGAAGTTCCTATAAAATCGCCAGCTTATGATGCAGGTCTACGAGGAGTTACAAGGGACAGCAAGACACAAAAAATAGATAGCATCGGAGATATTATAATATCAATAAATAATGATGAAATAAATAGTCCTAATGATCTAAATATTATTTTGAAGAAATATAAACCGAATGATAAAGTAAGTATTGAATATATTAGAGATAATATCAATAAAAAAACAGAATTAGTATTGGGTAGTTATAAAGGTACCACATTTACACAATTGGAAAACGAAAGAGGAAAGGATTTTTCCGAGAATGCGAGCAATGTTAATATACCGTTGAAAGATATAGAGCCTACTATACAACCGAGATTGTAAATTGTAAATTGTAAAGAGCTCATTCGACATTTTTATGAAGAATATAGCATCCATCGAGCATATATTTATCATTTCTTTTTGCAAATATCCATCTATAAAAGATATAACAAGGGTCTCCGGAGATTTCTGGATAATACATTTCGTCAAATTGAATGCTATTGCGAATCATTGTATTATAGGGAGCTTCGATTTTAACATCTACTTCATAATAGGTTTCGTTAACATCAGTATCATACATCTTGTTATAGCTTGTGATATAGTAGTTATCAAACTTACCAAGAAGAATACCATATTTTCCATCAGCAAATAGTTCCTTTAATTTAGAGGCATCCTTATTCTTAATAACATTAGAATCGGAACAATAAGACTGAAGAGTTTTAAGCGCGGTTTCAGGTTTATCCTTACCATTATTTTTAAAGTCAGTAAGAATAATATCGAGAGTATTCTTGATATCTTCTTTTTCGCTAATATTTTTTGCCTCTTTTTTTGTAACATAATTATTTTCATTATTCTGTTGTTTTGCAGCAATAGAATCTGCGCCCAATACTGGGAGATTCAAGGAATCTTTCTGTGCATCAATAATTTCAATAATTCTGTAGGCTTCGTCCCGCAAATCCTCCAATGATTTTGATTTGTCTTCTGCATATACGATAGATGGATTAGAATATTTATTGAATACCAGAGGCAAGGTTATAAATCGAGCAATCTTCAAAACATCTCTTCTTTCCATATTAAGATTCGAAGTAGGATTTCGCAATTGTAAAAAGTTCGTTTTACCAATTATAGAGAATGATTCATATTCATTGATTAGTAAAAGGATTAGAAAAATAGATTTATACATTTTATATATTATATGCTGTAATTTTTATATAATATCTTTAGACATTAGAACACTAATATCATAGTTTTCATAAATATCTTCTTTTAGGTATTTGAACATTTTTGGATAAACTTCTCCGGATACTTCTTGGCCTGATGGAAATATAGTTCCTTTTATGCTTGTATTAAGCATTTTATCAATAGATAGCGGCGAAGTATCATTATAGCCCTCGCCAAAAAAGCACTCTTTAACACTTTTTCCCATCTCTTTACAGGTTTTTAGTGACTTGAACATATCTATTGGCTGTGCGGTATCTTTATAATATACTTCAAATGTTTTTCTCGCGCTGTTATCAGATTCTACAGCAGATACTAAGACATCTGCGAGATCAATTCGTGATATGATACCGCTTTTAGAAATACCTTGATTAAATTCGACCTCTTTATAACCTCGTTTTTCGCCAGGAGACAACATACCGGGTCTCACAATAGTATAACTTAGATTTTTAGGATTGTTTTTATATAAAATACGGATTCTCTCTTCGCCAGTTTGCTTTTTATAGCATGCGTCACAACTCGCAAAACCACGGTCTATTGTTTCGCCATAATTTTCCTTTCCAAGTTGGCACTTCGCACAAATAGATGATACTATGATGAGTTTTTTAACATTTGATTTAATCGCTTCCTTGGCAACATTAACAAGCCCAATGTCTTCTACGTCACTGCTCGGTTCTGCTATTTCATTTTTTGTAATATTTTCATTTATCATTTTATCGTATGCGTCTGTTCCCGGTGTACCTGTAATTTTAACACTGGGCCTTGATGCTGCGCAAAAAATAACAGCATCACAACCATACAGAATACCAGATAAGGTACTTGGTTTCAGGACATCAACGCCAGTAATTTTTTTAATTTTATCTTTATCCTTGATATCGTCAATTACCAAAGTGTTTATTTTAGCATTTTCTCTATCAACAATCTCTACATTTCTCCTCGTAATAGCTACAACATTTATATTTTTATTTATCAAAGTCCTAACAGTGTCTCCTCCAGTATATCCTGATGCTCCAAATACGGCTACTTTATTAATTTTATTGAGCAAATTAGTATTTTGCGGTTCTCCTTTATATGCGAAGACATATTTTGGATGAACAATAGCAGGTACTACACTGCTCGGAATTAACTCTAACAAGTTTCTTCTGCTAATATCACCTATAAATCTCATATTAAGGTTATTCAGTGTATTCAGAGAATTATAATATACAAAGGAGTTAGCAAACTCATTCAGAAAGAGAATATTAGCTATAGCAATAAATAAAAAGATTTTCGAGACCATTTTATTATAATATTATAGTAATATATATTTATATATATTAAATGCGAGATATTATAACTATAGATAAATTCTTATCTGTATGGATAGTTTTCTATTCCATAGGATATCTTCTAAAAATATTCCCATACAACCCATTGATATTATTAGCCATGGCTATAGCCTTCTTTATAATTGCATCGATTATAATTATATACTATCATAATAAAAATAGCAATCTTTTGTATTTTTTCATTATCAATTCTATCTTTAAGATACCGCTGTTTGCTATGGTATATCTCCAAAATAAAAAAATAACAGATTATGATATCCTATTCACCTTCTATATAGTAATATTTTACATAATATACATAGAAATAAGAGGCGATGATATATTTTGTATATACAGAGATCTGGTATTATTCATAATAAATGAAAATGACGGCAGAATACCACAGATATTCTATCATGGTAAAAAATTTATATAATATATTATTTGATTTTTAGTCGAAGACTTTAGACTAATTGCGTATGGAGGATGTTGTATAGATCTTTTGGGAAATTTTCAGGAATAATCTTATTAAGAGCTCTTAATCTATCAACAGTCATTTCACACTTAAAGAGCGCCTCTTCGGCATTTTGCAATTTCTCTTCAATCAAATCTTCGAAAAGATCGTTTCTTATTAGAACAATGTTATTTATGATATCCATATTTTCCTCGATATAATTGTCGGTCGACGGCACGAGAGAGACTACTGAGATGTCTACATACTCTGGGCTGTAGTATGTTGTAATATACATATTTTTCCAAACTTTCTTTTTATAAATTACATGATTACCATCTTCTTCATATAATTTACTTGTATCCTGTGTTAAAATAAGGCTGGTAATATAGCAGAACCATAATACAGGAATGGTTTTAAGTTTATCTTCTGTAATAGTAATAACTAAGGGGTATTCGATTCCCATATCATCATCTATTGTAATAGTAAATAGATCGTTCTTTTTAATAAAGGTAACTATAGATACAATCCTGTTGCTGTGGAAGTAGTAGCACGAGTAAGAACACGAGTTCGAGAGCGATTTCGAGAGCGAGCGTGAGCATTGCATATCTTGTGTGGTAAGCTTTGGTTTTGCGTACGATAATTATTAAGAGCACTTAGGTCAATTTTTAATAACTATAGAAAAAATAGAACAAATTATGGGTAGCCTTAAAAACGAGTACATAATTGAAAAAATTTTAGAAATTTCAAAAAGTTTTTAAAAGTTGAGAGAAAAATAAATTATGTACTCGTTTTTGAATTTATACAATCTGCATATATATTATATTATATAAGTCTCTTGGAAAGTCTTCCGGTATAATCTTATTAAGAGCTCTTATTTTTTCAACAGTCATTTCACAACGCATTAGTAATCTTTCTATATTGCTAAATTTATCTTCTATCAATTCATAAAATAGATTAGGTGAAATCAATGTAATTTCTTTAATCAAATGTAGGTTTTCTTCAATATAGGTATCGGTTGATAATATATCTGAGATATCTGTGATATCTATTACTTCTGCAATATAGTGTTCAGTGATATATGTATTTTTGCATATTTTTTTTATGTAAATAACACGATCTCTATATGTATCATTATAATGCATATCGCTTGTATCATCTGTTAAAAACAGACTTGATACATAACATAACCAAAGAGGCGGTATTGTTTTCAATTTATCTTCTGTAATTACTAGAGTAAGTACTCTTTCACTAAGTAATCCAAAATTTATAGTTATATTGATTATATTATTGCATTTTACAAATACTATATTAACCATTTTCTTTAGACAAATATACTTGTAACAAGAGTATTGCATTTTCTCGGTAACTTATATAGTTTAATAAAATGCGACAGTGTATTCATTATCATTTTTTTATAATTAAGGGAAAAAGAATATAGTATATACTGATATATTAAAAACGAGTACATAATTTATTTTTCTCTCAACTTTTAAAAACTTTTAGAAATTTCTAAAAGTTTTTCAATTATGTACTCGTTTTTTCAAAGTACTTTTTATAGTGATCTATAGTTTCTCTAATACCATCATCAAAATTCACCTCTTCTTCCAAGCCAATCTCTTGTAACTTAGAAGAATTTATAGAATATCTAAAATCATTATAATTTCTATCATCTACAAACTCAATCCATTCGTTGATATCTGAATCAGGCTTTAAATTATTTATTAGAATCTTTGCAATATCCATTACAGAATACTCGTTTTTACATCCTACATTATAGACCTCATGTATCTTTCCGTTCATTAGAACTTTAACGACAGCATTACAGATATCATTTATATGTATAAAATTTCTCCTTGTTACTCCATCGCCGTGTATAGTACATTTCTTATTGTTTAAAAGTAGATTAATAAAGCGTGGTATTAGCTTCTCTTTATATTGGCGTTTTCCATAAACATTATTGCATCTAACTATAACTATAGGCATTTTATAGGAATAGCAATAAGACTTCATTATATGCTCGGCACCGGCTTTTGAAGCGGAATACGGGTTTGTGGGATTTAAAATATCATTTTCAGTACAACCTGCGTGATCTATTGAAACATCTCCATAAACCTCATCAGTAGATATATGAATAAATTTTTTAATATTGCCATATAATCGGACGGCTTCAATCAATACATGACTACCTACTATATTGTCCTCAGTAAACTCCAACGGATTTATAAAAGAATTATCTATATGCGTTTGAGCTGCAAAGTTAATAACGGTATCAATATTATAATCGCGCAATATTGAACTTACTAATTGAAAATCTCCTATATTCCCCATGACTATTTTATCATACTCTATGCCATCTGCATTAGAACAGTAATCTAACTTATCAATAGTAACTACAAAAATATCAGGGTTTAGTGATTTAATATAATTGATAAAATTCGACCCTATAAATCCACAACCTCCAGTAACTAAAATCCTCTGAGCTATTATATCCATTTATATTTAATATATATATTCTTTTATATACTACTACG